ATTTGAATCTCCAGTAAGTCAGTGAGGTAATTATAACGCGAGCAGGGCGGCGCGGGGGAGTGGCAGGTGATAGTAGGCACCCCCACCCGGCCCCCCATGGGGGTACCCCCGCCCCCACCCATATATCCGTAGCTCTCATAACAAGGCCAATTTTTTGGGGTCAGTTACGTACACCACAAACTACCAATTTATTTAACCCCCGCCCCCACACAAAGCGTTTCCAAAAATTTTCCAGCCTGTGCTACATTCGGGTTACTGAAATTTCCAGACAGCTTTTGCTGAGGAGACCCAATTGCATTCATCCATCAACGCTGACCACCTCCTGCGCAGCCTTGCCTTGTCCGTTGCCAGAAATTTGGTGGGGGCCATGCGGCCAACGTCAGAGATCATTGCCAGCGAAGGGCTCACGCAGACAGAATACGATGAGATTGCCAAGAATCCACAGTTTCAGCACTACGTAGACGCGTACAAGGCCGAGCTCAAGGACAGCGGCTTCTCGTTTTCGGCCAAAAGCAGGGTGCTGGCGGAGGATTTGCTGCCCAGTGCGTACCATATGGCCCGAGACCCTGACGTTCCAGCGGCTGTGAGGGCGAAAATCCTCGAAAATCTGGTTGATTGGGGCGATTTGAAGCCCAAAAACACCTCAAATGCGGGTGCCGGACCCGGGTTTTCGATCACGATCAACATCCCGACGGTGGGTCAAACACCTGCAAAAACCATCGTTTTAGAGGCCGAAACCACAGAAAATGCGCAAAAAACGGTCGAAACCATAGAAAAACCCACGATTTTGCTGATTGAAGACGAGAACTACGTCTACGCCGGAGACGACTACACATGAGCGTCAACTACACCCCGGTGCCGAGCGTCACCCCTTACCTGCTGTCCGATAAGTTCCAGTCGTTCATCGTGGGGCCAGTGGGTTCAACCAAGACCACTGCGTCTTTGATGAAGATTCCGATCGAGGCCAAGAAAGTCGCAGCGTGCGCAGACGGCATCCGCCGATCGCGTTGTGCCATTGTGCGTAACACGCGTCAGATGCTGCTGGACTCGACGATCAAAGATTTTCTTGCGCTGTTCCCTGAAGGCCAAGCAGGTGTGTACATGCGCACCGAGCTGCGCTACGTGCTGAAGTTCGACGATGTTGAGTGCGATGTGCTGTTCCGGGGGCTCGATGATGCCAACGACGTGCGTCGTCTCCTGTCTCTGCAGCTGTCGTTTGCCATGGTGGACGAGGTGCGCGAGATCAACTCAGACGTGTTTGACGCGCTGACAGGCCGACTGGGTCGTTACCCCAACGGGATGATGGTGCCGCACCGACCACAGTGGGGGGTCGATGACAAGGGCAACCCGGTGCAGGGATGTGTGGATGACAACGGCGTGCAGATGAAGAAAGTCTGGGGCGCGACCAACCCGCCTGACCTCGACGCACACTGGGAGCAGTACCTCACCAACGCCGACCCGGAGAAGGTGCACGTCACCATACAGCCCAGTGGCCTGTCGGACGAGGCGGACTGGGTGCAGCACTTGCCGTCGAACTACTACGAGGACTTGTGCGAGGGCAAGAGTGAGGACTGGGTAGATGTGTACGTCCACGGTAAGTGGGGCAAGAGCCTCTCGGGCCTGCCGGTGTATGACAAGACGTTCACGTCGGACTTCCACGTGGCCAAGGAAAGGCTCAGGCCCGTGATCGGCTCGGGCTATCCCATCACCATCGGGATCGACTTCGGGCGCACGCCGTCGGCTGTGTTCATGCAGCGAGACCCGCGTGGTCGCGTGCTGGTGCTTGACGAGATCACCTCGGAGAACATGGGTCTGGACACGTTCATCAACACCAAACTCAACCCGTTCATCGGCAACAACTACCAAGGGCACACGTTCGTGTGCGCCCCCGACCCGGCAGGGTTCATGAAGCAGCAAGCCAGTGAGTTAACGCTCGTCGACCAGCTCAAGGACGCGGGGTATAAGTGTGTCAAGCCGCCGAGCAACGACCCGGACAAGCGCATCGCAGCCGTAGAGCGCCTGCTCAGCCAGCAGCTCGAAGGCAAGGCCATGTTCTTGGTGTCGCCGTCGTGCACACAGCTCATCAAAGGGTTCCGCTCGGGCTACCGGTACAAGGTCAAGAAGAACGGCGAGATGGAGGACAAGCCCGACAAGAACGAGTGGTCCCACGTCCACGACGCTCTGCAGTACGGCTCGGCGGTGATCGACATGAACATCCGGGGGTTCGGAATAGCACCCCAGAGGCGGGAAGTTAAGAAGTCGGCGTACGCCTACACTTGACCCCTCGGCGGGCCAGCGTACAATCGGGTAACTCTTGGAGACAGCCATGTCTTTTTTCTACCCGTCAACGACCTCTGAAGGACGCCACGAAGATTTTAATCTTCAGGTTGCTCGGGGGCAAGTCCCCGGGCACAGCACACTCAACATATACGGCTACCAGCCTGCTGTGTCTACCTCGTTCGTGCCAGTGTGGGAGAACGTGTCAGCATATACCTACCCAGTGACTGCACAGCAGATGAATCTGGCAGGTAGCAACGGCGACACGGCGACCATCACCATCAACGGACTGGATGCCAACTACGACATCATTTCCGAAAGCGTTGTGCTCAACGGAACCACGCCAGTCACTACGACCAAGTCATTTCTGCGCATCAACGGCATGTTTGTGGCTGTGGGAAGCGCGACCAACCCAGCAGGGGTTGTGACGCTCAAGGACATTGCCGGTACAGTGACCTACGCGCGGATCAACGCCGGGGTAGGACGCACACAATCGGCGATCTACACTGTCCCTGCGGGCTACACGTTCTACCTGAGCCGCATCAACATCAACACGTCGCTCAACGGCAACGACTACGTGACGTACCAGAACCGCACGGCCAGCCCAGCGGGGGTTGTGACTCTGACGCAGCAAGCACCGTTTGCGATCAGCTACTACACGCAGCGCGTGATGCCCCGCCCATTTGTCGAGAAGACGGACATTCAGTTGATGGCAAAAGTCCAGTCTGGAACCGGTGCGGTAAGCATCTCCCAAGAGGGCTATTTGATTAAGGGCCCTGCGGCTTCTGCACCCGGAACACCTTGGATTTAAAAGGCACACACATGGCTACAGGCATCGCCCTCATCCCCGTCGCTCGCAGTTCCGATCTGGAGCGCGAGTCGCAAAAACGCAACACCGACATGCAGGCCCAGCCTGTCATTCAGGGTCTGGCCGCTCACGCACGCAAGCGCTGGGAGTCCGCCCGAGAAGCCAAGCGGACCATCGAGGAGCGCATGCTGCAGTGCCTGCGCCAGCGCAACGGAGAGTATGACCCGGACAAGCTGGCCGACATCAAGCGCCAAGGCGGCTCCCAGATTTACATCCAGCTGACATCGGTGAAGTGCCGCGCTGCCACGAGCTGGCTGCGTGATACCTTGCTGGGCACAGGCACAGACAAGCCGTGGAGCCTTGAGGCTACACCCGAGCCCACGCTGCCGCCCGAGATGATTCAGGAGCTGATGGCCAGCATGCAGCAGCAGCTGCAGGCCTTGATGGAGCAGGGCTTGGCCCCTCCAGACCCAGTGCAGTTGCGCGAAGCGGCCATGCAGATGAAAGACGCAGCGATGCGCAAGCTGCGTGAAGAGGCCAACGAGCGTGTCGACCGCATGGAGCTGAAGATGGAAGACCAGCTCATCGAAGGCGGCTGGACTGACGCGCTCAACGCGTTCCTCGACGACGTGGTGACATTCCCCTACGGCGTGCTCAAAGGCCCAGTCAAGCGCAAGCGCAAGACCATGGTGTGGCAGAACGGCCAGCTGGCTCCCTCAGAAGAGATTCGCAACGAGTGGGAGCGTGTCGATCCGTTCATGTTGTACTGGGCTCCATGGTCCTCGGACATCCAAGACGGCTTCATTGTCGAGCGTCACCGCATGACTCGTGAAGACCTGCAAGCCTTGATCGGCGTGCCCGGGTACAACGACGACGCCATCCGCTCTGTGCTCAACTCCTTTGAGTCCGGCAACCTCAACGAGTGGCTGTGGACTGACAGCGCTCAGGCGACCGCCGAGGGCAAGGACACCACCCAGACGATTTTCACGACAGACCTGATCGACGCCCTGCAGATGTGGGACAGCGTGCAGGGTAAAGACCTGCTGGACTGGGGCTTGTCTGCCAAAGACATCCCTGACCCAGACCTGAGCTACCCCTGCGAAGTGTGGCTGGTGGGCTCTACCGTCATCCGCGCTGTGCTCAACTACGACCCACTGGGCCGCAAGCCATACTACGTGACCTCGTACGAAAAAGTCCCCGGCGCTGTGGCTGGCAAGGGCGTGGCCGATCTGTGCCGCGACTCCCAGAACATGGTGAACGCCTCCGCACGCGCACTGGCCAACAACATGGGCATCAGCTCTGGCCCACAGGTGGGTGTGAACGTGTCGCGCCTGCCACCGGGCGAAGACATCACTGAGATGCATCCTTGGAAAATCTGGCAGTTCCAGAGCTCCGAGTTCAACGACGGCTCGCAGCCACTGACGTTCTTCCAGCCCAACAGCAACGCCAACGAGTTGATGGCCGTGTTCGAGAAGTTCAGCGCCCGCGCTGACGAAGACACCATGATCCCGCGCTACATGACTGGCGAGAGCTCGCCCGGGGCTGGCCGTACGTCGTCTGGCCTGTCAATGCTGATCAGCAACGCCGGTAAGGGCATCAAGCAGGTTATCAGCAACATCGACCGCGCCGTGATCGTGCCGTCCATCGAGCGCCTGTACCAAGACAACCTGCGCTACAGCAAAGACCCAGACCTGATCGGTGACGTCAAGGCCGTGGCCCGGGGCGCTAGTAGCTTGGTGGTCAAGGAAGCCGAAGCGATCCGTCGCAACGAGTTCTTGACTCTGGTGCTCAACAGCCCAGTGGCCCAGCAGATCGTCGGCATGGACGGCGCAGCTGAGCTCCTGCGCGAGCAGGCTCGCAACCTGAGCGGCAACGTCAACCGGATCGTCCCAGACCGTCCGACACTGACAGCCATGCAGAATCTGCAGCAGCAAAACGCACAGCTCCAAGAGCAGTTGGCCATGATCATGGGCGAACTCCAAGGCGGCGCACCGGGTGCCCCGGGCATGACACAGGGCCAAGCGCCGAAGAATATGCTGCCTGACGGCAGCCAAGTTGGTGGTCGCGAAGGAAATATGATGTCTCCGCGCCCCAATGGTGTTTGACTTTTTCCGAAATTGTTGTATAGAATCCACACATGAAGATTTTTGTAGGCCAAAAGCCTGATCGGCAGCACATGCAAGCGTTGATTCGCTGCAAGCTGCAAGAAAACGAAGCGCTACTGGCGCTGTTCCGAACCAAGCTGGAGGAGACCAAGGTCTCCTTGATGCAAGCAGAGGAACCGCACCGCTTGTACCGCCTCCAAGGTCAGGCTCAAGCCTTATCAGATTTCCTCGAAGCGGTTGAAAAATCGTCAGAGGTCTTCGACCGGATCAAATGATCCGATTTTTGTAGTCCTAGCAAACCATTATGTCGACGGCAGACCGCAGTAGGAGCCTAAGACAGAGTTGGAGCTTTAAAGGAAATTGAAATGGCATTGCCAAGACAAGTAGAAGCGCAGTTACGAGAACTGGAAGCACTGGAAAAGCAGCTCGCAGAGGGCCAGAATCCTGCACCCGCAGACCCTGAACCAACGTCAGCAGAGCCTCCCCAAGACCCACAGCCTCAGCCAGCTGAGCCAAAACCTGTTGAGCCAACGCCGACACCGACCGAGCCAGTAGTCGCGGAAGAGAAATGGGAG